ATCTTTGTGGTAGCAACAACAACCTGCGCAACGCAGACCTGAACGCTTTTAAGGTTGTGATTTGCTTAAAAATATCTATCTTTGTGGTAGCAACAACAACTCATATAACTCTGTATTAATCCGGCAAAACGAAATGTATCGCTTTTGCAAAACGAAATGTGATTTTTTTGTGCAAAACGAAATGTGTAAAAATAGAGGCGCACACACAACAATTATAAAGCCGACCTGTACATCATACTGGGTCGGCTTTGTCTATACACCGAGCTCAAATCTTATATTCTCACTCGGTTTCTTTCGGGCTATGCCTTTCCTTGCCCAATAATCTTACTTATGATGGTATTTGTTCATTGTTCGAATGGTGGTTGAACGCCATTTTTGCAGAGCATGATATCGGTGTAGGTGGCGTTGAAGTTGGCGTGGGCATTGAATGTGGTTTTGGTGCCGCCTTCGAACGGGTTGCCGAGGTTGGGGTTTTTGCCCATCCAGTCGCATAGTTCAAGGATGGAGGACTTGTTGGAGGTGAAGTAGATGAAGCGGTGGCCATGGAGGACGTGTAGCACATCGAGGAAGTCGGCGAGTTTCCAAGACATTTTATAGGTGTTGCAGTCGGTGCTCAAATAAGGTGGATCGACGAGGAAGACTACGTCGGGCACATTTTTATATTGCTGGAATACTTGTTTGTAATCGGCCGACACGATGGTTAGTCCGTCGAGATAGTTGTTGCAGGTGGGAAAATTGGTTTTTCTGATGCGGTTGTAGAGCGTTTCTCGGCGTATTTCGTCGAGGTTTTGCTTGTAGTGCATGGCGAACATAATGGAGGAGGAAAGCGTGATGAAGTCAACGTAGCCATAGCGTGCTTGGTGATCTTCGATGCATTGCAGCACGCGTTGTCGATGCTCTCCAGTGATGATTTTGCCACGTGGATAGTCGTTAAGGGTGAGGCGCAGTTGTGCAAGCAGTTCATTGGTTTGCGGGATATGCGCAAGTCGGTTGCGATAGCCGTCGAAATCGTTGTAAACCACAGTGGCATTAGGTTTCTCGTGCTTGGTGATGTGCGACAGCAGGCCGCTGCCACCGAAGAGGTCTACAAAGGTGGCTGTGTCGGGGAATAGCTTTAGCGCGTTCTTAAATTCGCTTGCGAACATGCGTTTTTGCCCTTGAAAAGGAAGCGGTGCCGAAAGATAGCATTTGCTCATACGTTTTATTTTTAGTGATTGATTGTGGCAGCAAAGGTAAGCTGTTTGCTGCGGGTAGCTGGGGGCAGAGTAGGCTTTCACACTGCACGTGGGTTGCAGTCGGCACGAAACTTTTTGATGAGACTATAGACCTTGCGCTCGCTGATGACATATTCTTCGGCAAGGTGAGCCACGACATAAGACACTTTCTCGCCCCGTGCCGTCAGCTGCTTGTATTCTGTGTATAGATCAATATAGTCGGCATCTTCTAATCGGATGCCTGCTTTGCGGAGCTTTTTTATCAACTCCCGGTTAAATTCTAATACTTCAATTACTTTCATTATCCTAAATTTTAGTACTTTTGTATCATCTCACTTACATAACAAAACAACTCAGCGTGCGGATGAAGGCTTTTGCCCCCAGTCGTGCACGCTGAGTGTTTTTGTTAATATGTAGGTGAGATGACTATTAACCGGCTGGGGGCTTTTTGATTTTTTATTGTCATTTTTGCCCCCTTTGCAATCCCTTTGTACAAAGGGGTTTGAGAAGGTGCTACGCTTAGGTACCAAAAGTAGCCCACTTACGCTTCAAAAGTGGGCCACTTACGATGCCTAAGTGGCAAGGTTTTTCTTCGCATCTTTATAGTTTGCGTTTTAAATGCTATATCCCTTGGCTAAGAATTCGGCAGACAATGCTGTGAATTCAGCGGGCATTTGGGATGGGGCAGCACTCGTTCCGTTATCCTTCTGAATAGGAATTTGTGCATCTCCAATTAAGTTTTTGCCCTCTTCTGTTTTTGGTTTCAATGCTTCTAACAGCCATTGAGGAAAATCGGGGGGCAAGTTGTCGGGTAACTGAAGGGCTATCCCCATAACCATCGACCACGGAATGCCTGCCAATAGCGTCAGTGCTTCTTCGTTTACCTCGCTATCCCAGCTAAGATGGAGCATTTCGATTTTCGCTCCATAACCGAGCGAACCGAAAATCCAATCGGCTGTCGAGCCTATTGCGTTGCGTGCTTGCGCCCACTCCTCGTGGCTCTGATAGTGGAAGTATGACTGCAACTGAAAATCGCGGGTTAGATGAATATGCAACTGACCGATATTTGCAGCCATCAGGAAATTAGACATACTGCATTCGCCCGACAAAGTGAGGACTAATTGAGCGCCTCGGAAATAGCTAAACATGGAGTGAATATCTTTCATGGGCCAGTTGCTGTTGGCACAATAAGCCTTTCCAAGTTCCACATAACCGAGCTGCTCAACATCCGACTGCGGCGGATTGGCGATGGCCATGCATACCTTGTCGTCCAGCGATTGCATTAGTGTGGTTGTGTCGGCAGTGTTCGTACCCTCCTCTTTTATCTTTGCAAGGGCGTAGAGTGCCAACATTCCTTCCATGGTGCTTTCGTCTACAAGTGAAATCGAAGCTACGTCAGGTGACACTTCAATAGCTTTTTTCAATATGAGATTGGCTTCACCTTGATAACCACTTTCATGCACTATCTTCTCCACCACTTTTTCCACTACCTTTGGCTCGGGTAGTTTCAGCGATAAGGCGTCGCCCGTGTCTTTGACCAAGCGAATGTTGGATGTGGCCGAAAAGGTTTCTTGCCGCAGCCCATCGGTGGTGTAATCGCTGTCGGGGTAGCTGAAGGTGATTTCTATTTTCAGAAATCCATCGTGCAGCCCATGATTGTCGAAGAAGACTAACAGGCGACCCTCGTCGACGCGGCAGTGGGTAAACACGTTGCCCACACGCTGTGCCCGATACACATTGAGGCAGCCCTCGACGGTGGCTTTGAGCTTGAAATCGACCTGCGGCCATGGCTGTTCCTGGCCATCGTGCATCAGGCGCACGGCAAGGGGGAAATCGCTTTTCTCATTAATTCTCACTTCGCCCTGCACTGTTTGCTCGGGCGTTCCAATTTTTAATTCTTCCATAATTGTTATTTTGAATGGTTGTTAATTCTCATTTTAATGCTGTTATCAATGCCATACGCAAGCCATAACCCAACGCTACGCCAACAAGGGTCATTGCCAAGTCCACGACATCGGGTTTGCCACCCCATAGCTTGTCTTTTAGTTCTAAGGCACATGCCACACCTACTCCTGCATAGGCAGCACAATAGGGCGTATTGGCAAGCACGCCAATCACCACACCGCCGAGCAAGTGCTTATGGCGATTTGACGTTTTGAGAAAGTTGAAAAATCTGTTCATAATCTTATTTGTTAAATTGAAATTAGTGATTGTTTACACAAATACCATTTTTATATAGTGTTAGGGGTTTATTCTCCCCCTTTATAGTCCATATTGTAAATTTTCTCTCTAAACTTCCCCGACCAACACCAATCATTTCGCACCAAATATCTGACGGCTTAAATTCATCACCAGCGGGGGCTGTTATATTGTCTGCCTCATAGCGTATATAATCTGACGCCCCACTTACTTTTATAGACACATCCACAACGACTCGTGTTTCTATAATATTAAAAATCGTGATGTGCATAAATTGTCGAGGTTCCAATGATGGCAATATGAATTCCCCAAATCCAGTAATGAACGAACCACACGGCGTTGCTATATTAGGGTTTGAGGCTTGCAGGTAAAACCGCTTTACATTCATATCTCCACTTACATTCATATTCTCAAACGTGGCGTTCTTTGCGTCAATAGTTTGTGCCTGAATACCGCGTGTGACAATTTCTTTTGCATCAAGCATCTCGACATTAACAGTTCCATCGGCATTGAACACGGCCACGTCCTGCTTCTTGTTGTTTTGAAAACGCGTTTTATCGGCACGAACGACGAACTCGCCCTGCTGCATCTTCAGCTCCACCTCGCCTGCTCGCTTGGTTGCATCATTGGCTTTTGTCGCAGCATTGGTGGCTGCGCTATTGGCCGTTTCAGCCGCCTTGATGGCTTCTTGCGCTTTCTTTGCAGCCTCCTCGTCGGTGAGTTTGCTCCATTGATAGGCTTCGGGACGAAGTGGCGGATAGGGCTTATCCCATGAAGCTATGCCGAGGTATTGACCTGATGTAAGGCCAAATTGCTGGTCTTCGGGTGCTGGCGCGTAGTCGTAAGCGTCGCTGCCTTGTGTGATTATCAGGTCGGCGACGTAGAGATTGAGCGGTGCGGCGGCAGACTGCGACATGCCATATCGGAAGTCCACAAAGCAATAATTGGGGGCATCGCTGTAGCCTGGATTATTGACAAGCAAGCTAAACGGCTGCCAGTTGGGGGTGGCCGTCACATCGCCCGCATTAACACCACCCATATTCACATTCACACTGAATGTGGTGCCATCCGTTTTCATGCGCCCACTGATGCGGAATTGACCGCGTGGTAGGTTGCTTGCAAACCGCTTGAACAGCTGTCCCACACGGTTTAGGCTCTTTGTTTTTGTGCACTTCACGCCGTTAATGCTGCTATCGAGTACCGCGCCAGCCTCGGCTGTCAAGCCAGCATTGAGGGCAAATATGTTTCGGCCTGCAAAGAGCTCGCCCGTTGTTTTCAGCGGAATGGCCTTGGTAAAAGTCTTTCCGCCATCGTTTGAATAGCGCACGAATGTGTAACTGCTCTTGCCATCATGCCCTTTCAGGTCGATAACCTCGCCCGAAGTGGCCAGCAGGCGGAAGATATTGGCCGAGATTTCGACCTTTGAAGGTGAGAGCAGGGCCACAGCTTTGCCCTCGAGGGTGTAGTCGTTGATGCCGCTGTAAATGATGATGGCAGGCTCGCCTGTGGTGCGCAGCATGATGAGTCCCTGCCGTTCGGGCTTAGTCCTGTTGCCCATCTGCACCAGCGCGTCATCAACCTGCGGCGCATCGCTGCCCTGCTCGCAGTCGGTTTTGCTTAGTTCTATCCAGTCTTCGCCCACGCTGGTCACCCTGCGCCAGTAGTGGCGGTTGGTCTTCCCTTTCAAGTTAAAGGTTTCAGCGCGTGCCAAGTCATCCGTCTGCCATAGGTTCTGCGTTTGCGTGGTGCCGTCGTCTTGGCGGAAATAGCATCGCCATGCACTGCCTTTATCCTCGACTTTTGTAATCTTCGACCCGCAGGCCGAGAACACCATGTTGCCGCCCACGTAAGAGAGACGGCGCAGTTCCAACTCGTTGAAAATGGCTTTGCCCCAAACGATGATGTCGGTGAGCGAGAGTTGGTACTTGCCATCTGCCCGCCGATGGATAGCAAAGCCCCGCTGTTCGGCCTCGTTGAAGTTGGCACTGACCACCTCCAGCAGTGTGGCCATGCCTTCGGCTGTGATGCCGTGGCCGTCTTTCAGACCGATGCCTTCAAGAAAGGTGATGAGCTTTTGTGCCGTGTCGGCCTTATCCTTGCGCAGAAACTGGCTGAAGGTGGTGCTATCTTCAGCTAACTCCTGCGCCTTGTTGGCATAGTTGGCACGTGCCGCCACGTTGGCTTCCAAGGCTTTGTTGGCTTGTTCGGCAAAGGTAGCCTTGTCGGCCTGCTGTGCATGCCGGGCTTCATCCGCGTTCTGTGGGTAAACGACGCTTCCGCTTGTGGTTGTTTTTGCTGTGCCAGTCCCATTCGCGACCCTTTTGCGGGCCATCATTTTAATGTCAATCATTGTTTATCTCCTTTAATGTTAGTTCTGCACTTCCCTCCGTCAGGCTTCTGTTGATGGCCTGCACAAAGAATGTTTTGTCCATGAATGCCTGGCGATAGTGGGTGAAAAGGTCGACAATGCCGTTTGTCCTGTCGGCAAAAGTCTGCTTCAACACCACACGTGGCTCATGGTATTCTCGGTAATAGGCATCGACATAGAGCTGCTCTGCCTTGGCTTGTTGGCCTGTCAGCGTGTTGCAGACCTGCAGCACACCATCACCCGAGGCCATATTGACAGGTGTTGAGAGGCAAGGCGTATTGACAATGCCCAACTGCACGCTCTCGTCATAGGTCAGTGCCGAAGTGATTTTAAACTCCAAATCATCCTTCTTGTTGCAGAATGAGGTCTTGGCATCGCTCATATAAATAATGTCGTGTTCGTCACCCAAATGCTCTATGAGGCCATTATCGCTGTGCAGCTTCACTTCGAATTGTTTGATTTGAATGCTGCTCACGTGTGCCAGCAGGGGCACGGCATGCTCAGTCCATTTCGTATGCCGGAAGAAGGTGGGATGGCGGCGTGTGATGTCGCCCCACAACACATTGACCGGGCCAAGGATGACGAACCTTACGGCACCGCTCACATGGTCGCGCTTGCGAATGGGGATAGCCATACCCTCGGTATCAATGCCGCGCTTCCAGCTGATGTTGTTCTGCAGGCTGTATTCGCGGCCGATGAGCTTATCACCAATCTTTGGGTCGAAGCCGATGGTGAAGCTCTGCTGATAGTATTCATCATCGCTGCTGCATGCGGAGCGTTCTTTGTATTTGCGCCACTCAAAATCTTCAATCTGCGAGCCGCTTCCTTTCTCCACCACGCACTTATCACCCACAATGAGCATGCAGGCCACAAGGCCTACCTTGCTGATTTTGTCGGTCCCGTCGCCCACAGCACTGTAATTGTATTCATAACTCTCGGGGGCGGTGCCGGTAAAAGGATACCAGCCACCGTCGCCCTGTTCGTCCCACTGTGGTTCCTCGTTCAGTTTAGGGTTGGAGTCGGTCTGCTTCCAATACTTACATGTGTAGTATTTTTCGCTGCCGTTCTTATCTTTCACCACGTTACCATACACACAGGCTTTCCCCTCTTCGATGGGCTGCCCGGAAAAAATATTCTTGGCAGTCCAGGGTTTCGTTCTTAAATCGCGAAAAGTAGCGGTCTGTGTCATGATGGGGTTTAAAATCATTTTCCCCGACAGCACAATATAGTTGGTCGTCTGCTCATCGGCTGGCGAGAACACTCCACCTGCTTTCTTGCCCTCGTACACGGCATAGGGGATGGCTGCTTTTAGGTCGGTCTCCTTGGGATAAGTCTTTGCTTGATCATCCTGTCCGTTACCATTGACAGAGAGCACAAGGTAGTTATCCATGTCAATCTTCGCTATGGGACTGTTATCGCCTCGCGCCATCTCCGTCGCAACCTTACCATAGGCCACCAACGCTGCTCCAAGATGACTACCAAGCCACTGCAGGTAAGCCTGCTGGTTACGTCCCGTCTGCCCGAAATAGTCCGAAAGGCTCATGCCAGCCTGCAGGCTATTGTCATGCATTGGGAACGTCCAATGGGGATGTCGCTTCACCCATATATACCAGTCGACAATGCTGGCAGCGTCATAGGCTGTAGTGCTATTGAAGACGAGGTCGCGGAAGCCCTCTATAGCTCGCTTGCCTGTGCCCCAGCTGATAAACTCATTCATGTATTTTTGTTTGGCTGGAAAATCGCTCCGCAATGCGCTGTCCTCCAAAGGGCTCTCAATGAGCTGCTCCATTTTCTCGACCTTGCAGGTGAGCAGCAGCTGGTTGTACACCTCGCCAATGCTCATCGTCGTATCGTCTCCGATGACATCGCCGGTCCGAATATCCATCTTTCGATAGGGCGTTTCGCTATTTTGCCCCGTCAAAAGATTCTGCCAGGTGATGGATGCTGCACGTTTTACACTCTCCCACGAAAAGATATAGAAGGTAAAGCCCACCTGCACCACATGCACATCAAGATATTTTAAGAGTTCGGTGAGCACTTCTTCCTGCGTCCACACATTGTCTTCTTCGTCGCTTAGGAACAGCAGTTCGTTGATAGATAGCTGCGAAAAGATACGATAGCGGCTGTCTGTTTGGTTGTCAATGGCCTTGCTACCATCATAGTAAAGGCTCATGCTGTGCCCGCCAAGAATATCGATATGGCTTGTGAGACTTGTCAGCATCTCCGTGATTATCTCTTGAAAACTGCGTTGCCGAGCATTGGCCTTCACCTCATGATATAGTCGACCTATGCTACCCACATCGCCGTATTTGAAGCTCTTCAATGCCGTAAGTACATCGATGCAGCTCAGTTCAATCTCGTCGAACTCCTCGCTGTAACCTTGTGAATAGCTCTGCGGTTCCAAGAACCCGGCAAAGAGACATTCGCCCTCGCGATAGATGTTCACTACCGCCTCGCGTAGGTCGGCGCAGAAGAGGTCTGCGACAAAGTTGCGCACCTGCAGGCGGATGGTAGCCTGCTGGGGCAGCAGCACATCAAAGGTGTCGCTCACTTGGCTTTCAATCTCCACGGGATCATCCGTCCATTGAATGTCGCCCGTGTCCGCACTGATTTCTTGATTGTCGGTCTTGTCGCCATGCGTCACGATGTGCACCTCAATGCGCTCGTTCTGCTCGTTGTAATAATGTCCGTGTAAATACATAGGCTTTTACGTTATAATTTGATGTTGGTTTTGCGCCGATTGATACGTGTTTCGTTTGCTATTGCCATGATAATATCTCGGCCTCTGATGCGCCCTACCAAATGGCCGCCACCATTACCACCTTCACCGATAATCGATTTTAGTTTATTGAGCGGTGCAATCACTTCGGGGTTTGACCGTGCCCCGGCATATTCGCCCATGATCGAGAGCGTTGGCCCGTAAACAATGCCGCCGTCGGCAAAGGGCGTGACGCCGTTGATGAAGTTGAAAAGGCGGCTCTGCTGCGCCCCGTTGAGTATCATTTCACCTGAGTTCACGCGAGCCAATAATTTGTCGCCGCTTGGCGATGAGCCGCCCACAATGCCACCATTGGCAAATGCACCACTGATAGAGGCCAATGCGGCCACCACAGCAGCCACACCCGCGGCAATGGCAACGATGTTATAGGGGAACGGCATGCTGGCACCGCTGGCCGTGGCACTGGCAATGGCCATACCGCCCTTTGCTGCCGTATTCGTGATGGTTGCAGCCGTGTCGGCAGCTGTTGCAGCAGTGTGTGTCGCCGTAGCCGCCGTTTCAGTTGCTGTAGCTGAAGCCTTCACGCCACTTGCTGCGGCACTGGCCTGTGTGGATATCGTCAAGGCCTTGACGATATCCACGATGCCTGCAATGCTCTGAAAGATTTGTATGGCACCATCTACCACGCCCGTGAGGGTCTCCCACGCATTGCGGCCACCTTCAAGAGCGTTGGTCATCGACGTAATGCCACCGGCTACACCTTTCGCATCGCCCCACAGGTCAGTCAGATGCACATCGCTCTTGCGCAGCACCTTTTCGTACTGCCCATACGAGCCGATGAGCTTTTCAACCTCCTCGCGCTGACTTTTATCAAGCGGATGCTTCGTATCGCGGAGCATGTCCTGCAATTCCTTGATGCGCTTTTTCACATTGTCAAGGCCCATCACCTTGAGTTCCATCTTCAGCTCTTTTGCGTCCATGCCGTCCAGCTTTGCGGTCTCGGCATTCATTTCGGGCAGGCGTGTCATGCGGTTCAAGGCTTCACGTTTCTGCTCCAACGCCACAATGGTTGCCCCGATGCTGCTGATCTCCTCGCCCGAGGCCTTCTTCTGTTTTGCCTGATAGTAGGTAATGGCTTCGTCGAGCTTCTCCATTGTGTCCAAGCGGCTGATATCCTCCGGAGCCTTCAGACCGGCAAGGGTTTCGTCCCACTTTTTCTTCAAATCACCAAGCGCATTTATCTGCTGCTGTATTTGCACGCGCTCGGTGTCGGTGGCCGTCTTGAGCCTTTTCGTATAAAAGGCAATTTCGTTATCCAGCTGCTCATAGGTCTTTATCTCGTCAAGACGCAATGCCACGTGCGAACTATCCTCGAACGCCGTCCGAAGCGTGTTCAAACGCTTGATTTCGCTGTCGATACCCGCCAACTTCTCTTTGCTGGCTTTCTTGCGCAGCTGCTGTTGATATTGCAGCTCCGCATCTATCTTCTCTAACGTGTTCAGTTCCGTGGGCCGCTTTGCATGGTCGATTTCGGCTTGTATGACCGCACCTAATTCCTTGTATTTCGCAATAAGTCGGGTGAGCTTTTGTATTTTTGCCGTGTCGGCCTTATCGGTCTTCTTCAGCTGTGCCTCGTAGTAGGAGATATTCTTATTTACGTCATCAAGACTCTTTACCACACGGACAGGCTTCTCCGTTTTGGAAGTAGTCTTTGTGCTGTTTGTTTTTACCCCCTGTTCACGCTTGTTAATCGCCTCACGCCTATTGACTTCCTTTTGCATCCGGCCAATCTCTTTGTTGAGACGTTGGCGCTCGGCCGTGGCATCTCCACGTAACCGGGCAACATCTTGCTGCTTCTCCTCTATCTCCTGCTTGAGTTCCTCGGTCGTGGATGCTTTTAAATTTCCGTTCACCAACTTCGTGGACTTGCGCGACTGGTCTAACTGCTTCTGTGCATCCACCATGTGGCGAATAGCCGAGTCATATTGCTTTTGCAAGCTGTTGACCTTCGAGGTAATCTCGTTGATATCACTACCTAACTGTGTATAGTAATCCTTGCCACCTTGGGCATTCTCCCAGTTGTAATGCACCTCGCCCTTGGTGTCCATATATTGCTGCCCTAACTGCCGGCGTTCAGCCTCCTTACTTTCCTTCTCTAACTGCGCTGCAGCTATCTGTGAGGACAACACTTTGGCCTGCGCCTCATAGCCCATCTGTGCACAGTAGACTTTGCTCTTCTCTATCAGCGTGTCATACCATTCGGCTGCCGTGCGGTGATAACCGAAGCTCTCACCATACTTCTTGTTCAACTCCGATACTTTCTTAGAGGCGTTCTCGTGGTTGTGGATGAGCGAGGCCAAACGGCTAATCTCTACATCCAGTTCGGCCTTCATATTAGATGAAGCCTGCGAAAAGGCATCTTCGCTCTCCTTGAGCTGATCTACGCTCTCAGCCGTATCCTCGGCTTCATCCCCCATATTGGTGAAAAGGCCGATGATGCCCGTAATAACAACCGACAGCCCCATGGTGAGTGCACCATAGAGAACCGTGACGGCGGCGCTTAGAGCCAGTGTTCCGCCAGCCGCCGTGTAGCCACTTATAGACAATATCCGTTGCGCGCCAGCTACTATTCCTTCATGCACGGCCAACAAGGCACCCTTGATGGCAGTCAGACTGAATGCAGCCCCGAGTGCTTGTATGGATGTGATGAGTTTGATGCAGCCGGCCACGCAGATCATGGCTTGCGCGGTGATGGTTACAAAGGGCATCGCGCCCTGAACCATGCTCCCCAACTTCTCCTTGATGTCACCCAACGTATTCTCCAGCTGCTTTTGCTTTCCGGCATCGGTCTTGGCCAGTTCTGCATTCATGTTGCCGACATTGGCGGTAATCACCTCTGCCAGCATGGCGGCACGTTCGCTTTCCGTGCCATATTGAAGTACATGTGCCTGTGCTTCGTCAAACGTGATGCCCACACGTTGCAGCACAGCCGTCTGCCCCTGCATGGCCTTACCCATCATGTTACCGATACCCACGGCATCTTGGTTGGTAGCATTGAGGCCGTTCTGCTGGGCAATGAGGTTATTCATGGCCGGTATCAGCACATCGAGGCTTTCCTTCTGCTTCAGGAATGTGGCCATCTGCTGGGCACCGCTGAGCTGCACTTCGTCACCGATGACACCCAATTCCTGTTGGGCCGAACAAAGGTTTTTGATATGCTGTATCTCCTCATCGGTGCTATTCATGCGCTGCCGCATGATGGTCTCTAATTGTGTTTCAGCGACCAACTGCACCTGATAGGCCTCTGTCAAATCCCTAAAAACGCCCTGCAGCTCACCGATGGCATTCTGCAATACGCCCACAGCCTGTGCAGCTTCACTCCATGTGAGCACGTCGCGCTTCAACCTTTCAGCTTCGTTCTGCACACTACGAATGACACGCCCCATCTCTTCGGCATTGGCTGTCACGCGCTTTGCGCCGCCGTCATCGTGTATTTTGATTAAAAAACTAACCTCTTTTGCCATTGTTTCTTGCTTTTTTATTATCTTTGCCCCAACAACTATTATAAATAGTACTTATGTTAGCGATTCATTGGACACCTGTTTTTAGGCTCATCAATGAGCATCCCATTGCTTCGGTCTTCACCGTAGCCGTTTGTCTTGTGGTGATTACCTTTGGCCTGCTCTTTTGCATCGGTGTGATGAAACACAAATAACATTTTCTTTATTTCAATCCTGCGGCCCGCTTGGCTTCTCTATAGCGCCGCTTCAATTCCTCGTTGCTGATTTCTTCTTGTGGCTTTTTCGCTTCTTCCTCCCACGGGAACTGCATCACGTCGCGGGGTGAGAGCGTGTTCTTGCTGTAGGGTTGCAGCATACAGAGGCAGGTCATGCGCAAGCGTTCCCATTCGCTACGCTGCTCGTTCTCATGCCATTCGTGCCACGCCTGCCATGCCGCTTGAAACTCGGAAGGGGTGCATCGGCAGAAGTCGTTCAAACTCATTCCCATGCACCCCAACGCAATACCTTGCAGCTCTTCGATGCCTACGCCCGAGCCTTCAGCGTCGTTTTTTTTTCGGCATCGCCCATCTGTGCATAGAAGCTATTGAGGCTGTCGGGCTCGAGCAGGTCGGCAAACGTTT